ATACCTCATAATGTTTCATGATGAGCGGTTGCGGTTGACAGCGTTCAAGACATCCTATTCTAAACTTTACAAGGATAAGTGGGAGTATTACACAGGTAAAATGAGTGAAGAACGATTAAAGGAACTTGCATGGGAACCGTTTGATCTTAAGATTCTTCGTCAAGATGTAGAGATATATCTACAATCAGATAATGAACTATTAGAATTAAAGGGTAAACTCAGTATTCAAGAAGAAAAGGTTGATTATTTGAGTTCCGTTCTTAAAGGTATCACAAACAGACAATTTCATATTAGAGATGCTATTACTTGGAGAAAGTTCCTAGACGGCAGTATGTAAAGCACCTAAATAATGGTATATGTCTGATTTAGTGATTGAACCTATAGATTCTGTGTTTATAAAAGTGGATTGTGAAAGAAGCTTTGCCAAGGAGTTATCCGATCACTTTACCTTCCAAGTCCCAGGACACAAATTCATGCCCGCCTACAGAAACAAAATGTGGGACGGACAAATCAAGCTGTATAATATCTACAAACAGCAAATCTATGCAGGACTTTCAGAATATGTTGAACAGTTCGCAAAAGATAGATCGTATTCATTTACAAACAATATCCCAAATCGAGAAGACAGTATCTCGGTTGACGGGGTTATAGATTATATAAAAACTTTAAATCCTCATGCCTATGGCAAGAGTCTTGTTGCACACGATCATCAGATCGATGCTATTCATCATGCTCTTAATCATAAGCGTTGTTTGCTACTTTCTCCCACAGGATCAGGTAAGAGTCTAATAATATATGTTATATGCAGATATTTACTCAGTATACTTCCAAAAGATAGAAAAATATTAATTATTGTTCCCACTATTTCTTTAGTATCTCAGATGTATTCCGATTTCTTTGAATATGCTTCCAAGACAAATTGGAAAACTAGAGATTTTGTACATAAAATATTTGGTGGTGAGGATAAAAATTCAGATAAAAGAATTATTGTTTCCACTTGGCAAAGCATCTATAAGATGCCTCAGAAATACTTTGATCAGTTTGGTACTGTGATGGGTGATGAGTGTCATTTATTCAAGAGCAAATCTCTCACTACCATCATGACCAAATTAACAAACTGTGATTATCGTATAGGAACCACAGGCACATTGGATGGTAGTTTCACTCACAAATTAGTTATTGAAGGATTGTTTGGTAGAGTAAAGCATGTTACCACTACTAAAAAATTAATGGAAAAAGATATTCTATCAGGATTAGAGATTGATTGTCTAGTTTTAAATCATCCTAATTCTGTTAGACAAGAATTGAAACGAGCAACATATCAAGAAGAATTAGATTGGTTGGTTGCCAATCCTGCAAGAAATCAATTCATTTCAAATCTTGCAATGAACCTAAAGGGAAATACTCTTGTGTTATTTCAATACGTTGAAAAACACGGAAAGATACTACATCAATTAATGAATACCATGAATGCGAATAAAACTAAAGATATTTTCTTTATTTACGGGGGAACAGATGTTGAAATGAGAGAATCTGTTAGAAAATTATGTGAAAAACAAGACAATGCTATCATCATTGCTTCCTATGGAACCTTTTCTACGGGTGTCTCTATTAAAAGACTACATAATATTGTATTCTCTTCACCATCGAAAAGTAGAATACGAGTATTACAAAGTATTGGACGGCAGTTGCGTAAATCGGAATTCAAAGACAAAGCTAGACTATTTGATATTGCTGATGACTTACAGTGGAAATCTTACCAAAACCACACCCTTCGCCATTTTATTGAACGCTTGAAGATATATGAGTCTGAGAATTTCTCTCATAGAAAAATCAATATTAAATTGGAGAGCATATGCAAGACAACGGATATAGGATAATAAAACTAGTATCAGGTGAAACTCTTGTTGGTAAGATTGTAAGATCTACCAATTCCTCTGTCATTAAAGTTGAAGAACCATTCGAGTATAAAATAATGGTTGTGGTAGATCCAAAATCATTACAAACAAAAGATATTATCACATTTAGAGATTGGACTGAATTTTCCACATTCCGTACAGTTGATATTAGTACTTCTGCTGTTATGTCACTAATGATTCCAAGTGAAGTATTAAATTCTTTTTATGAAGATGAAAAGACTAGAATTAAAAAACAAAACACTGAAACCCTAACAGACATGGTTAAATCTTTAGAAAATAAACCACCTAAAACAAAAGATACAGTATCCGTTCATTTTGAACTCACTCCTGACATGGCAGAAGATCTATTAGATTATATGCATGAGATGGGTGATTTCTATGAAGATGGTGAAGATATAGAAGATGATGTGAATCCACCAAAACCTAAAAAGAAAAAAACTCCTAAAAAGGATGATCCTAAAAAACACGGTAATGGTTGGAAAGATTGGTCATCCGATCCTAAAGATTATCTGTAATCATAATCCTGATAGTAGAGTATATAATGGCCCCGTTAATGATGACACACTAAGAATAACAACAAGAATTCGAATTGTCAAGAGTTTTTACTTGATTATTCTGAAAAATGTTGTATAATCTGTGTAACCAAGAAGGAAGTTATAATGAAAAACAAAAAAGTAAAAAAGCAAGAGATAGATGAAGATGATCTTAATCCGATAATAGAAGTAAAGCCAAAGAAGAAAGAAAAGACACACTATGTGGATAACAAGAAATTCTTTGCTGAAATGGTATTGTGGAAAGGTCTAGTAAAAGAAGCACTAGAATCAGGAGAAGAAAAGAAACCACCAGTAACCGAATATATTGGTAGATGCTTTCTAGAGATTGCAGAAAATCTTGCAAGAAAGCCAAACTTCATGAATTATCATTTCAAAGAAGATATGATTGGTGATGGTATTGAAAATTGTTTATTGTATTGTTCAAATTTCAATCCTGAAAAATCTACAAATCCATTCTCTTATTTCACACAAATTATCTACTATGCATTTCTTCGCCGAATACAAAAAGAGAAGAAGCAGAATTATGTAAAGTATAAGTTTTTAGAATCCCAAGATACAAAGGGAGAATGCTCAAAGTATTTAAAGTTTATCGGAATATCTGATGATGAGCATGAACACTATAAAACACTTGATGATGAAAAAACAAAGAAAGTTAGAAAGAAGAGAAAAGGTAAAACTCTAGAAAATTTCATGGAGGAGTAATTATGAAAATTGCCATTATTTGTGATACACATTACGGAGCAAGAAACGATTCTCCAATTTTTCTAGATTACTTTCTAACATTTTTTGAAGAACAGTTTTTCCCATATTTGCGTGAGCATGGTATTACGCAAGTACTCCATCTTGGGGATCTGATGGATAGAAGAAAATTTGTGAATTTCTTCACCCTTTCTGAAGTGAAATCTCGATTTCTAAAACCATTTGAAACGGGAGAATTCAAAATGGATTGTATCATAGGAAACCACGATACATTTTATAGAAACACGAATTCCCTAAATTCTGTAAATCAGTTGTTTGAGAAGGATGGAATTACTATTCATGAGAATCCTATCTGTTTAAATTTTGATGGCTTGGATATTGCACTTGTTCCATGGATCAATAAATCAAATTACGATTCCACAATGGATTTTATTAAAACAGTATCTGCACCAATTCTGATGGGACATCTAGAACTTACAGGATACCAAGTACTTCGTGGTATCAGTCATGACAACGGTATGGATGCTGCCCTGCTGTCTCGTTTTGAATCTGTATATTCTGGTCACTTTCATTGCAGACAGTCTGGTGGCAATGTAACCTATCTTGGAACACCCTATCAGATAACCTTTGGTGATCTTGGAGAAGATAAGGGATTTCATGTATTAGATACTGAAACTAGAAATATGGAATTTATTAAAAATAAGAAAAAGATGTTTCATAGTATTGTTTATAATGACAAAGAACAGGATATGACCAAAATAGATTTCTCCCAATATAAGAATGGGTATATCAAGGTTATTATAGAAAATAAAACAAAACCTATGACTTTTGATAGGTTCATGGACGGGTTATATACTGCACCTGTTACTAGTGTTAATATCATTGAACAAGAAAGTATGAATTTGATGACTGAACAACCTGTAGATAACAGTCAGGATACCCTGAGTATTATTAATACAGAAATTGATGGAATGGAAGAAATAGAGAACA